CGCCGAGGAGCAGTTCCTGACCGGCTGGCCGTTGTAGGTGAAGACCTGGGTGTGGTGCTTGCCGATGCAGCGGCGCAACACCTCCACTGCTGCGTCGTTCAGCGGGATACCGTGGTCACGCCCGTTCTTCATCTCGTCGCCATCCAGCACTACCGTGCGCCGGGTCAGGTTGACCTGAGACCAGCGCAGCTTGAGCACATTGCTCTGGCGCAGGCCGGTAGCGAAGGAGAACTCGGCGATGTCCCGCCAGTGTTCCGGCAGGGCATTGAGCAGCCTCGCGATCTCTTCCGGCCCAAGCCATCGGGTGCGCCCCTTCGGCTCCTCGTAGAAGAAGAAGGCGGGGATCTCGTCTCTGCGCAGCCACTTGTACTTGGCGCTGACGTGCCGAAGGGTTGCCTTCAGCACAGCCAAGTACCGGTTGAGCGTCGCATGACTGTTGTCCCCGGCCCGCTTCTTGATCGTCTCGACAATGAGCTCCTGCGTGATCTGGCGGAGGTACTTGCCTTTGAACTCGCCCACCCACCAGTACGCTCGGCTCTCATGGTCGCTCAGCGACTTCAGCTTCTCTTCCTTCTTGTCCAGCAGGAACTTCTTCACCGCGTCCTCGAACAGGTGGTCCTTCTTGACGCCGAGCCGCTTCTGTTCCCAGACCTCAGCTCGGGTCTTGTCGTACAACTCCTGTGCGAGCTGCTTGTTCTCCGTTCCCGTGGACTGCCTGACTCTCTTGCCCTCAGCATCGGTGTAGTCCATCCACCAGACACGAGTCTCACTGCGCCGATACAGCGCCATCTCTAGTCTCCTGAAGAGGCGCTTCGACCCTGCTCGGGTGCGTTCTCAGCCTGACGTTCCTGGATGAACTTGTCAACTTCGCTGGCCTTGAACTTCCACTGGCCCCTCTTGTGCAGCTTGAATGCCGGGATCAGCTTGGACACCGCCCAGCGGCGGATGGTCTCCTTGCTGACACTCAGCATCTCTGCCACTTCGGACAGGTTGAGTATCTGTTGGGTCATGCGTGGTCCTTGTCCAGGCGGGCGGCCGCGAGGGCGTCGCTGTACTGGTCGGGGTAGCGGGTCCTGAGCTTGCCGATGTTCTGTTCGGCGACCATGTCCATCGAGACCCCGAGGGACTTGCACCCCAGGGCCACGAACCACAACAGATCGCCGAGCTCCTCGATGGCGTTGGCCTTGTCGAGGGGCTTGCCGTAGACCGTGTGCTTCTTCACGCAGTCCACGAACTCGCCTGCCTCGCCAGCCAACCCCAGTGCGGAGTGCAAGAGGTCACCGGTCTCGCCCAGGTTCTTCGCTGTGCGGATCGCCAGCGTTTGGTACTGGACGAAGTCCATCTCACTCGGCCTTGGTCTTCTCGATCTGGCCGCCAGAGCCGATCAGCTTGGCGACGTCGTAGGTGTTGGCCGGCTTGACGTCGAACAGATCGTTGGCGACGTGGCGCAGGGCCTGGGCTGGCAGGCCGGCTTCGATGAGGCGGCTGGTGCCGGAGGACTTCTCGGTGACGACGTAGATGCGTTGCTGCATGGTGATTCCTTTTCGTTGGTTTCGGTTGGGGTCAGTCGGTGCCGCCGGCCTTGTCGGCTTCGTTGGCAGCCAGGGCTTCTGAGGCGCGGGCGCGCAACAGATCGATGTGAGGCTGTGCGGCCTCGTAGGGGAACTTCGCCAGCGCCGCGAGACAGGCGTTCACGGTGTCGACGGGAAGGGTGATGGTCAGCTCTTGGTTGTTCACAGGTTGCTCCTGTTGGTTGCGGGATTGGTGCCGGTCTTTCCCGGCTGCCACCCCGCTTGGCACGCTGGGGTTTGGCGCGATCACACAGGGGGAGTCACCCCTGCGGCCAGTGCTCCTTAGACCACCTCGACCCAGTCGCGGGCGAAGATGTCGGTCTGTGATGCCACCCAGGGCACTTGGTCGCCCTGCGTGGTCCGCATGTAGATGTAGGGCAGGCTCATCTTGCTCATGTCGTCGGGCACCTGAAGTGCGATCCACATGCCCTTGCCGTTCCAGCCCTTGCGGGTGACGCGGGCTCCGCGACGCAGGGCGTCGAGGGCGATACCGAAGTCAGACTCTCCGGTGGCTGCGTTGTAGAAACTCATGCTGCTACTTCCTCTTCGCGTTTCGCCTTTGGCGTCTCGCGGTGCGACCACATACCCGGCATCTCTGGGTAGCGCAGATCGAACAGACGCGCCAGATACGGGCTGTGGTTGTTGTTGATCTTCCAACCGTCGCCACCGAACTCACGGATGTTCGAGTGGTGGCGCAGGAAGTGGATGATGGTGCGGGCCGAGTAGTGCCGATAGCCGCGCCGGTACACGTCAACCGCCTCCATCACGAAGGCTTCCCAGATGTGCAGGTTGTCGGGCAACCAGTCCAGGAAGTCCTGTGGGAAGAGGCTCTTGTGGTGCTTGGCGAGGTCAACGATGTTCACGGCTCACCTCCCTACTAAAAAGGGATGTCGTCGTCCATGTCCTCCAGGCGGGCGGCAGGCTGAGGCCGACGCTGCGGAGGTGGCGCCTGACGCGAGGGCTGCGGAGCGGGAGCTCGACGCTGCGTCTGCTCTTCCTTCGGCTGCACGGACAGACTGAAATACTTCTGTCCTTCCAGCTTGGTGCCTTCGCGGCCAGTCTTGACCCAGGCCGACAGCCAGTATTCCTGGCCGTCGATGTTGATGCTGCCCCGGTAGTCGGGGTGCGTGTCTTTCTCCTTGCGATCGTTCTTCGCGAGGAGTCCGCTGTTGGAATTGTCGTAGGCCATGTGCTTCCTTCAGAATTTGAAGTGGGTATCGGAAAGGATCTTGATTGCGATCGGGGGTTGCTGCTTCTTCTCTCGGGGTGGCTCGACCTGGGCAACCACCCAGCACCAGAAGTCGGCCAATCGAACGTGGAGCCAGTCCCAGTATTCGCGGGAGCGGGCGACGCGCCTGATCTGCATCTGTTCCGGGGTCCAGTAGACGAAGTCCCACCACTCCCGGTTCGTGATCTCCATGAGCCCCTGCGCCTGCGCCATGTAGTACGGCGGGATCTCGGCCGGGATCTCCTTGGAGTAGGGGCACTTGATCTCGCCTCCGCCCTCCAGCCCGATCAGGAAGTCGGGTGAGCCACCGAGCCAGTCGTGCTCGGGGTGGACGATGAAGCCGGCCAGATCGACCTTGATCTCTTCCCAGTGCTCGTAGGCGGCAAGCGCCACGGGCTCTTGCTCCTCGCCCCAGCGGGTGGCGTCGTTGCCCTCGAAGGTCTCCAGGCCCATGATCCGGCGCCAGAGCTGCTGTCGCGACCCGGGCGCAAGTCCTGCTGCCTGTCCGAACTGCGAGGCCGTGAGCTTGCCTTCGCGGTCCTTGAACCACTGCTCGGTGCGCTGGTGCGGATTCATGCTTCCGCCTTCTCGCCCTCGGGCAGCGACTTCGACAGAGCCTGTGCGAACTCCTTGGTGACGTTCCTCTCGATCTCAGGCAGGGCGGCGAACACGCTGCGGAGCTTCTCTACCGTCTTGCAGGCGGACAGCTTCTCCTTCGCGGCCTGAATCTGTTCGGCGGTCAGCTTCGGCTCGACCTTCGGAGTCGGCTCTTCGTAGGGCAGGTCTTCCCCGGCGTAGATGTAGAGGCCCAGGCCGTGCAGCGCGATCGCCTTGGCGAGGCACCGCTGCATGGCGGTGTTGATCTGGAACGCATCGGGGTCAGGGATCGGCTTGTTGCGGTGATCCATGACCGGCAGTTGCGCGGTCATCGACTTGCCGCTGGCGGTGACGGTGCAGAACACCATCATCGTGCCGCCGCCGTAGACCTTGGGCTCGTCGTAGGACCACGTCGCATGCGGGTCCACCCGCATCAGTTGATCTACTGCCCAGGCCCAGGACAGGTACGTCAGGTTCGACTTCTTCTCCGTCTTGTCGTTGACGTTGATCGAAGCAAACCGCAGGTACGCGCTATCGTCAGACACCTTGTTCTCCTCTCAAGGCCACCGGTTGTCGGTGGCGTTTCGCCAGTGTAAGTGGCGACTTGTGGAAAATCAAGGGCACTTGTGGCGACAGTGCAACGGAAACAAGGGATTGTGGTAAGTCGTTGAATAAAAAGCCCCGCGCACTGGCGGGGCTCGTCCTGGCATGTCCAGGTCATTTGCGTCGGTAGGTTCGATGCTCCGTCATCACGCCCAGGACCTGTGCGCCGGACTCCGAGCGCACCGTGGGCCAGTCATCGTTGAGGGGAACCAGGTCGAACAGATCTGTGCCATCCGCGTCTGTTCCTCGCGACCGGTACTTCCGAAAGGTGATTGCCTCACCGACCAGGGCGCACACAAAGTCGCCCGGTTCTGCTGCCTTGTCGGGGTCAATGACCACCCTGTCGCCGGCATTGAACACCGGCCTCATGCTTTCTCCTTCGATCTCAACTGCGAACGATCTATTGCCTACATCGCCGTCCGTCATTAGCTGCCTCCGCACTACACCCTTGTCTCCTTTCAGGAATCCGGGAATGTCCTCTGTCTTCAACAGCGGCACCCTTGAGACCGAAAGCTCCACACCTTCGAGCTCGATCCGAACCATCGGATCGTGCTTACCTCCGCGCCCGCTTTGCAGCCAGCCCGGGTTCACCCCCAGGATTTCCGCAATGCGTACCGCGTACCGCGACGAGTCAGCTCCGCCCTCGTGGGTGCAGATGTAGCTGATCGTCTGCTGCTTCACGCCCACAAGCCGCGCCAGTTCTGCTTGGCTCATGTCGCGTTCGTGCAAGACCTGCCTGATTCGTGATCCCAGGTTCGAGCGGGACATATCTTGACACCTCTTCCGCAAAAAAGTTACGCCCTGTTCATGTGTTTGTGGCGTCGTTGATGGGGAAACGGCTTTGAGCGTTCGCACATTTGCCCTATTACCCCGACAAGTTGCCACAAGCGTTGGAAAATCACAACACCTATGTTGCGCAAACTCAATTCCACAAGGAAACTTGAGCCTGCCGGGATAGGTGGTGGGTAGCTCCCGCCGCCGACAAGGGGTGAACTTCGCTCCCTTCATAGCCCCTTCCCGGCCCCTTCGGGGTTCGTCAGGGAGCGGGAATGAAGGAGCGCATGTACTACTACCCTTTCTACCTTCGCGACTACCTCGCGAAGACGAGGCATCTCAGCCTTATGGAGGACCTCGCGTATCGGCGTCTGCTCGATGCCTACTACACGCAAGAGGAGCCACTCCCGGCAGACCCCAATGCCTGTGCCCGCCTGATCTGCATGCGCGACTACGTCGCCGAGGTACAGGCGGTGCTGTCTGAGTTCTT